TGCCAAGAATCCGCCGGTTGTGTCACCGAAGTTGCCGTGGGTGGCGTAATGATTAAGTTGGAATTGACGATTGAAGAAGTCAATGCAATTTTGCAAGTGCTCGGTGACTTGCCGACCAAGGTTGGTGCGTGGCCTTTAGTTTTGAAGATTAAAGAACAAGCCGAGCCACAGGTTCCGAGTTCAGAGCCGGTACAATAAATTTTAGGGGTAGTCTATGGCTAACCTTTTTGACGCTGCTAACTATCCGACTAGAGAGCCTACGGCTCTGCAAGCCGGTGATCTGTGGGCATGGAAGCGCACAGATCTCATAACAGATTACCCCTCGTCGGCATACAGTCTTTCGTATATCGCTCGTCGAGAAATTACAGGCGAGAAGATCGCCATCTCGTCAACCGGATCAACCGAGGCTTATACGGTAACGATTGCCTCTACAACGACAGAGAACTACGAGCCGGGTCGATATCACTGGGTCGCCTATATCACGCGAACCTCTGACTCGGCGCGTATCGAGGTAGATCAGGGAGTTTTTAACGTAGAGCCAAACCGCTCGACCTCATCTGCCGATCCTCGCTCTTTCGCGCAGATCGCCCTTGATAACATTGAGACGTATCTAAAAGACCCGACGAACATTGCTGCTGCGTCGTACTCAATCGCCGGTCGATCCCTGTCTCGTTGGAATCGCGCTGATCTCTACGTTGAGCGCGACCGATTAAAAGGCGAGGTTGTCCGAGAGCGTCAGGCTGAACAGTTAGCGAAGGGGCTTGGCACTTCTGCTACGATTCGCGTGAGGTTTACAGCATGAAGTTATCCGATCTATTTTCACGCAAAAAGCCGAAGCCTTCACAGAAACGATCTTTTGAAGCCGCTAACACGGGACGGCTTTTTAGCGATTGGCTAGTCCAGACAAAGACAGCCGATAGCGATATCCGCTATGCGCTCAAGGCAATGCGAGCGCGATCACGCGACCTTTGCCAGAACAACGACTATGCCCGTCGATACCTTGATCTTGTGGATACCAACGTCGTTGGCCCGAAAGGGATCACGCTGCAAGTTCGTGCACGAGAGCCAAACGGCGCACTCGATCAAGTAGCGAATCAGGCTCTTGAAGCGGCCTTCTATGCTTGGGGGCAGCCCGGAATTTGCACTGTAGACGGTCGCCTCTCTTGGATCGACTGCCAGCGCGTATTTATCGAAAGCGTTGCTCGGGACGGCGAGTGCTTTGTTCTCTTTGTTGAGGATAATGCTAACCCCTTCCGGTTTCGATTGCAGTTCATCGACCCTGACATGATCGATCAGGACAAGAACGAGATTCTTGCCGATGGCGGTCAAATCCGCATGGGCATTGAAATTAACGCTGTGGGTCGCCCTATCGCATACCACGTTCGCGTTCGACCGCCCGATGACTATCAGATCGGGAACACTAGCCCGAAGACGGAGCGCATCCCTGCCGAGCGCATGATCCATGCCTTTCGCGTAGATCGAATTGGGCAGAACCGAGGAACTCCGTGGACGGCTACCTCGATGACCCGTCTAAAGATGCTAGGAGGTTACGAGGAAGCGGAGTTAGTTGCTGCTCGCGTATCGGCCTCGAAAATGGGCTTCTTCGTCTCCGAGTCAGGAGACGAGTATCAAGCGGACGGCACGAATCAGGACGGCACTCTCAATATGGATGTGCAGCCGGGACAATTCGCGCAACTCCCTGCCGGTGTGGACTTTAAGACATACGACCCACAACATCCCTCAACGGCTTTTAGGGACTTCGAAAAGGCGATGCTGCGTGGCATAGCCTCTGGTCTCGGAGTGTCTTATACGTCATTAGCGAACGATTTAGAGGCGGTATCTTATTCGTCCATCCGTCAGGGCTTGCTTGAGGAGCGCGATCACTGGCGAACCGTGCAACATTGGATGGTCGAGCACTTCTGTCAGCCGGTTTACTTACGATGGTTGCGTCAAGCCCTTGACTCTGGCGTTGTCAATTTACCGGCGAACAAGTTTTTTAAGTTCAGCATGACTGTATGGGTTCCTCGCGGTTGGCAATGGGTCGATCCGCGAAACGAGGCAGAGGCACAGATTCTTGCAATCAACAATGGATTGATGACTAAAACGCAAGCCCTTGCTGAGCGCGGCCTTGACCTTGAGGACGTACTGCTAGAGCAGCAAGCCGAGACTGAACTGAGCGAGAAGATCGCGCCGGATAGTGCGACCTCTGTTGCAAGCGATGCGGAACAAGCCTTTACGGGCGTGCAGATCACAGCAATGATTGACATTCTATCGAAGGTTCGTGAGAACATACTTCCGAAAGAATCCGCAGTTCAGATTCTTATTCAATCTTTCCCAATCACTGTTGACGATGCGCGTAAGATGGTTGAGCCGATACAGCCGATGGAGTTTGTCGAGGCTACAATTCGCCCGGCTGTCGCGGTGGAGGCGTAAATTATGGCCGCTAAATACGACATCGTTTGCGATCAGGGTGCGACGTTTAACCGTCAACTGACTTGGCTTGACGACTCTGCTAATCCGGTAAACGTCACGGGATACACTGCTCGGATGCAAGTTCGTGACGGAGTGGATGGCAGTACCGCTCTGCTCTCTCTTACGACCGAGAACAGTCGCATAGCACTAGGCGGCACAGCAGGAACAATCACGCTGACTGTTTCGGCTACTGATACGGCGGCGGTCGTCGCTGGCGAATACGTCTATGACCTTGAGTTAGTTTCTGGAGCCGGTACGGTCACGCGCTTAATTCAAGGCTGCTTTGTTGTTGATGCCGAGGTGACGCGATGAGCGAGCGTCTAATCGTTGACGAAACTTTGCAATCTGTCGTTATTGAGGAAACTAATAACGAGGTTGTTGTTCGTACCGGCTGGCCTGACGGTGCAAAGAAAGGCGCAAACAACGATATCACCTCGCTATCTGGCATTACCGGCTCGATCTCCGAAGTCGATAGCATCTCCTTTGACGTTAATGCTGCGGTAGTCGTTACCGAGGGTCAGGTTGCATGGAATCAGGATTATTCCACTCTTGACATCGGGATGAACGGCGGCAACGTTATTCAGCACGTTGGCTTCCATTCCTACTATCGAATTAAAGCCTCTGCCGCGATTAGCAAAGGGCAACTTGTGATGTTTACGGGTGCGGTTGGAGCCTCTGGAGTTCTGACTGGCGCACCGGCTAACGGCATCTCTACTGGCCTATATTTGATGGGCATTGCCTCTGAAGATATGGCCTTAAATGCGTTTGGTGAGGTTACGGCTTTCGGCCTCGTTCGCGGATTTAATACAACCGGCTCGTCAGTAAGCGAGGTTTGGGCAACAGGGGACATCCTCTATTACAACCCCTCTGTCTCTGGCGGCCTTACTAAGACGGCTCCATCTGCTCCTGATGTAAAAGCGGTTGTTGCATCGGTAGTGAATGCGGGATCTGGCGGCTCTGGCTCTCTCTTTGTTCGTCTTACCTTCGAACCCAAGATCAGCGAACTGCAAGACGTTGATGCTGCCTCGCCTCTGGCCGGTGCGCTCCTGATTCGTGATGCTACGCAGAGCCGTTGGGAGGCTGCTCGTCTGACAGCCGGTAGCGGCATTACGATAACTAACGCTGACGGCGCGATTACGATTGCTGCTCCAGAGACCGGAACCGTTACCAGTATCAGCACCGGCACAGGGTTAACCGGCGGCCCGATTACATCAAGCGGAACGATCAGTCTCGCAAATACAGCAGTCAGCGCAGGGTCATACGGTAGCGCATCGGCTGTCCCGACTTTTACGGTAGACGCTCAAGGCAGACTGACAGCGGCATCGAATACGAATATCGCTATCGCTAATACAGCGGTGAGCGGACTCGGCACGATGTCTACGCAGAACGCTAATAGCGTGAGCATCACGGGCGGCTCTGTTTCTGGTATTACTGACCTTGCCGTTGCCGACGGTGGTACGGGAGCCTCTGACGCTGCGACGGCTTTGTCTAATCTTGGTGGCGTTCCTACTGGGCGCACGATTAGCGCAGGAACTGGCCTTTCTGGAGGCGGTGATCTTTCGACTAACAGAACGATAAGCCTTGCCGATACGACTGTCTCTGCCGCTTCTTATGGCTCTGCCTCACAGGTTGCAACCTTTACGGTAGACGCACAGGGACGTTTGACGTCTGCATCAAATACTTCTATCGCCATTGCGAATACGGCAGTCTCTGGTTTGGGCACTATGTCTACCCAGAACGCTAACAACGTCTCGATTTCTGGCGGTAGTATTACAGGCATCACCGATCTCGCTATCGCTGACGGCGGTACAGGAGCCTCTAGTGCGTCAGGGGCGCGAGTCAATCTGCTCCCGACTATTACTAGTAATGCCGGTAAGGTTCTAGCCGTCAACGTAGGCGGTACAGACGTTGAGTGGATTGCCGCCGGTGGCGTTGGTACGGTTACAAGTATCACAGCAGGAACCGGCCTAAACGGAGGAACGATTACCTCTGCCGGCACGATTGACTTGGCTAACACCGCAGTCTCGGCAGGGTCGTATGGCTCTGCGTCTCAAGTTGGCACTTTTACTGTTGACGCACAAGGACGATTGACCGCTGCATCTAATACGGCTATTTCGATTGCCAATACCGCGGTCTCTGGCCTCGGCACAATGTCAACGCAGAACTCTAATGCGGTGACGATTCAACCCGCTGCATCGGCTACCCCGAGCAGCAACGGCGATATGGTTTTCGAGTTGACCGATAACAGTACGCTCACGATCAAGGTCAAAGGCAGCGACGGCACTGTGCGCGTAGTTGCTCTGACATTGACGACGACGGCTGAATCGTTCTTGAGGCTCGAATAATGGCTGTTGATACAAAGCCGACAGAAGCAATGGCGGCAGAAGCCACTCGCGGATTAGAGTGGCGCGACGAGTTTGGGCGCGGCGGCACAGAGGTCGGCGTTGCTCGGGCTCGCGATATTAAGAATCGGGCGAATCTCTCTCCCGAAACAATCCGAAGGATGGTTAGTTACTTTGCACGACACGAAGTTGATAAAGAAGCCAAAGGGTTCCGTCCGGGCGAAGAAGGCTATCCGTCCGCAGGTCGTATCGCGTGGGCACTCTGGGGTGGAGATCCCGGTCAAAGTTGGGCTAATCGAAAGAGTGCGGAACTGGATCGAGAAGATGAGGAAAGAACTATGAGCAAAGCAGAATCGCGGCACGTTGTCGCAGTCGTAGAGGACGAGGCTACGGTTACCGTGACCTTTGCCAAGTCCGAGTATGATATGGACGAATCCGAGGAGTCCGACGAAATCATCGAGGACTTCGAGGAGACGGCAGAAGAACTCGCAGAGATGGCGATGGAGGACGGTGAAGAAATGTACGCCGAGGGCGAACGCCCGTTAGACCCGACAGGCAAAGAGC